CACAAATGGCAACGCTGTTGGAAAATCATCTTCTACCTCATGGATTTCATAACCAATCGGATATAATACTTTAAAAATTGTTTTCATCATTCATTTCCCCCTTTATTAGTATGGGTTTTTAGCCAGCCAACACGCTGACCCGGTAATCCAGGCATCTTTAGCAACTTGATCAACACAAACAATATTATTTAATTTTGATGGGTTAAAAGAAAGCAGAATCATTTTTTCACTAGTATTAAAATACATTCTGACATGTTCCGGTGGAGCTGCCCAAGCTGGTAAATCAAACCACAAACCTTGATTATATTTACTAGCAGACAATTGAATTGATCCTGTTAAAAATACTGTGTCGCCTCTACGGTACAACTGCATAGCACCGTCAGCAACGACGGATGCATTATTATTCTTATCAATATAAGCTTTGTCTAATGTAGGCTTTGTCAAAACTGGATTTTTTCCAGATACTTGAATCCCGTCCTGAAAATTCTTAGTTCCTAAAATTGTTTCATTTCCGGTTGCTTTAACTAAAACTCCATCAACTCCGTCAATAGCATTAACATGTGTTTTAAGATATTTAGCTACGCCGTCTTCTTTTAGTTGTACAATATCAGCCATTAAACTTCGCCTACTTTCTCAAATGTAATATTGTTTAATCCGTCTAACTTAGTCTTATCCGCAGCCGACATCAGTCCATTTGTTGAAGTTGTTGCAACAGCAGTCGTAGTAGCATTAGTTCCAGGATCACCCTTATCACCTTTTGGAAGAACAAAGTTGAATTTTGCAGCTGAAGTCGTACCTGCATTGGTAACTGAAGCAGTCGTTCCACTTGTTACGGTTCCTACTGTTATTGTGGCGGCATTTCCCGGATCACCTTTATCTCCTTTGAGTAATGTGGGTTTGCCTTCGATTGCCTCCCAATGTGATTGAAGATAGACCTGCGCCCCATCCTGTTTCACTTTTACAATATCTGTCATTTATTTAAACCTCCCCTACCTTTTCAAACGTCATACTAGGAATCTTAGAGTCTGCATAAGCTTTAGCACTTTGATAAGCTTCAGATGCTTTTTCGTCAACATATTCTTGGCTCACTCCGCCGCCCTCACCGCCACCAGTGGCAGAAATTACACCAGTGTTAGAGATAGAAATATTTGCCCCAGCTGTATAGTTAAATTGTGGATCAGCACTTAATTTTCCATTCTCGTCAATAGTCAAGCGATCACCGATTTTAATACCACCTTTTTCTTCAGCAGAAGCTGTTGGCAGGTTGTACTCTTCTCCGGACTCAATCACTGCACTGATAACTCCGTCTTCATCGATATTGATGTTCTGACCAGCGGAATAGTTTTGGAGAAAATCAAGTTTCTGTTTTATTTCGAGAGAAAAGTTATAATCGGTTTGCTTAATCGCTGAAAGTTTCCCCTTTTCATCAATGGTCAGCAAATCACCGATTTTCACCCCACCGAGCTTATCAATGCCAGCAATCGGCAGCACGTAATCACCTGCCCCAGAATTTAAAATCTTCTGGTACATTTCAGCAGTGATTATCCCATCTTCCATCTCGTTGGCGTAAGGCAATTCAGTGATAGCATTGCCTAGACCAAGGTCTTCTTTAGTAATGACTACTGCTCCAATTTTCCCGTTTACAGATAACACTTTCGATTGGCCAGAAATAATTTTATCTAGTCCGATAATCGCAGAGATATGAGTGATTGGGAAAAACTGACGTTGTACTCCTGTTTTCTCATCAGTTTCCATCATGCGTTTTGATTTAGCCATTCTTATATCACCCCAACTTTCTCAAGAGTGAATACGTTTTGCTTTGGATCATCAATAGTCGCGATCACCAGAGCACCTTCTTCATTCACATTGTTCACTGTTCCGATTTTTTCAACCTCATGATTATCGGAAAAGACATCATCTTGCAGAATATCCACGACTTCGATTTCCCCATAATCAATTGTGAAAAGGGATGCTCTAAGTTTTTTATATAAGTATTCAGCATCAGCCAATAAGCGTTCTGAAATAGAATTGTGCCGTGTTCCTTGAATATCCACACATGCATCCATCAACTCCGCCAACATCGTTCCACCGGGATCAATCCCCTTCAGGATGTCTTTGATTGATTCAAACCAAAGAAGGTAATCTGATTCTTGACCTGCTCGCCATGATTCAAAAGTTTCTTTTTGATATTTGCTCCAAGTCTCAAACTCTTTCTTTCGATCGTTCATCCAATCAGTGAAGTCACCCTTGTTTTCATTGAGGAAAGCAATCATGTCGATGATCAAATCTTCAACAGTCTGCCAGTAAGACCCCATTTCACCTTCTGTTTTTGAAACAGCACGAACGACAAAATAAGTGAAGTCTTGAGTGGTAGCAATCAAATCATCGCCTTTGTAAAAGACTAGGTTCGCCGTTTGTTTATGAATAGCCTGCATTGAATACTCATCGAACGTGTACTGTACTTTACCGTTCTTCGCATCGATGATTTTTGCTGATCGCTGCACCGCAGAGTCATTAGTCAAAATTGCTTCAAAGTAGACTTTACATCCTGTCAGGTCATATGGTTTACCATTCTCAGTGATCAGGGCTTCCATGACTTCTGAACTCCGGTTACCATTTCGAACTGTCATAATGCCAACATAATTGAAGCTATCAGTTGTGCTTAGTGAAACGTTCCATTTTGCCATATGTTCATCACTCCTTTCTCAAAATCAGGTGGAATACAAATAGATGCGATTTGATCAGAGTCAAAAAACTCTCGATCGTATTCAGCAACAATCTCCCCTGATTCAGCGTTTTGTTCATAGGTTTGAATACGATCATTTTCAAGCCCCCTGATTACACCTGTGTGCCCAAAGGTTTGTGATGCGCACCAATTTGCTACCTTTGCTCCGCGCTTCCAATTAATAATCGCTCCGACTACTAGTTGATCGTAGCTGGGTTCTTCGATTACTGACCAAAGATAAAGCGGCCATTGGTAAGCAGAACCAATATCAGCAGCAGAAAAAACATTGCCATACCTCACTTTGATTTCATACTTTGTACCAGCTCCCATATCTGGTCCGATCATTACACCAGCGTATTCCGCACTAAGCGCATAACATTGATGATTGCCAACTGGCTGATTCATCAAACTTTTTAAATGATTCAATCCTTTTCTATCTATCACGCAATCACCTCTATTTCTTCGCTCTTGCTATACATACATCGCCACCATTTAATAACCAACCAAACGACATATCTACGCGTCCTACTCCGACACCGCCAGATTGCATTCCGCCCATCTCGATAATGGATGTAGTATAGCCGTGCCAATCCTCGGCTAGAATCGCAGTATGTCCATTTGATCCAGCTCCGCCACCTTGGTTTACAATCAACACGTCTCCGGCTTTTCCTTGGCTTTGAGGAATCTCAGTAAGCCAGTTTCTAGCACCACGTGCATCACTTGTCATGGAACCTGTGTACCAGCCAACTCCTGGTGGCGTACGATACCCAGCTTTTGTTAAAACCAGCCAAACGAACGAAGAACAATCGGCATAGCCGTTCCTGTCTGGATTTTCAACAGAACCAAATTGCGTTCTTAATGGCATAGAATAATGAAAATAACCTAGTAAACTTTTCGCAGTAGATAAAATACTTCCACCGCCACCAGATGAAATTTCCAAATCTTTGAACTTGTTGTACCAATTTACCGCCCATCCTTGACGCTCAGGGTGTGTATTTGCTGGTCGTTCATAGTTTCTTTCAAATGCATACGCTGCTTGAGACGGATCAGTGATTGCTTTGAATGCTGCTTGAGTAGTTGGTTGAACGATTCCTAACCACTGGCCGTTGTACATCGTCCAATCTAACAACTTACCTTGAGCAGCCATTGTTCGATAATCCTCTGTGATACCAGCTGCAGCCATTAAACGTTGGACATAGGTCCGGCCATCGTAAGTAGGAGAACCAACAAGTGGATAGGCACTCCCATCCCATTGGACAATTCCGTAGGCAGGCCCGCCGATTTGAGCAATATCCGGATTCATGGAAACACCTGCTTCACCTTGAACGTTACCCAAGATACCTGCAGCAGCTGCTTTGGAGTACCCTTTAGACAGAAGGATTACCCATAGTTCCCAAGCAAACTTGTCAGCTTGAGAAGTTACTCCTGGTGGGTATTCTCCGTTCCAGCCCCCTCCCGGATCAGTACCACCACCCTGACCAGGAAACACTTCCTGACCTTTGATGGTTAGTTTGCCTTGAACATCTAAATCACCAAATACTCGCAACTTGCCTTGAATATTCATATCACCGTTATGAATAGTGGTTCCGTTTGCGAGCATGATAAATCCTTTGCCTTTGTTTGGTGATATTAAAATGTACTTTCCGCTGCCTTCAGTTCGGATTACCAGTGCGTTATCAGGAATTGGTGTTGGCGTTGAAGCATCAGGGAATGGATTGCCGGCAGAGTCCGTTGTTCCGATCGTTCCAATTTCTTTGGTACCACTCCAAAACTGCATTCCTTTTTTCGTTAGCTCCATTATTTTTTTATTACTGTTAACGACCTGCAATGCACCTTTTACGAGCTTTAATTGATCACCCACAGCATTAAATGAAGTTTCAAAAATATCAGCCCTAATACGCCCTGACTGGATATAGTTCGCATTGAAATTACCGTCAATGGTCCATGCGGTCTTGAAATTGGCTTCGTTAAACTTTCCATCAATGAAGCCGATACCTTCCGAATTCGCAACAAGAAAATGATTAGAAGTGGCAATCGAATCGCCATTCATCCAAACCATCTGATAAGGCTGCCTTGAAGTTCCTTTTCCTGTATCGGATGGGTTCATCATGATAATTGATCCGCCTTTTGCACCGCGGATAATATCAGATTGAAACTTGGACACTTCGGTAGATTCATAAAAGGTCATTTTAGTATCATCCAGAGTCTGCAAGGAGTTCTGAACATTAGACGCTTGACGAGTAGCAGAATTATTCAAATTGTCGCCTAATCCTGTATCTACTTTCCCGGTTAAACGGTTAATCTTCACGCTGAAGATTCGTGTTTCATAGTGATAGCCGCGATCTTCTCGATGAATCCGTATAGTATTACCTATCCGCGCCAAAAATAGTCGACTTGAATTGAACGAGCGGTCTTGAGCAGTTCACCAGTTCTTGATAGGTGAGCTGAATCAGTTCATTCGGTTCCTCGCAGTCTTCAAAAATGACTACTTTTTCTCGTTTGCGACGTTTTCCATTTTTTGTTGGAATACCGTACTTTGCGGTCATTTCAGAAATTTCCAAATTGATTTGACCTGTCGGTTTGTTGAGCGGATCACCTTTTGACTTAGACCAATAGACTTGATCAAACTCAATGCGGCGACCATAACCGTCCCCCACTTCTTCTCCTTTACCTCTCCCAATTAAAGAAGTAAATAAATTACTTCGGTTGACTTCTTTTTCAATTGTTAAAGCTTTATCGCCGTAATCGTATCGTTCATTACTGTATTCACCGATTTGCCGATGGACTTCTATCCACTTGTCAGTGATTCCTTCACCAGTAAGATTGCATTTAAAAAGAATCTCGCAACCCAAAGTTTGGAGCATTTTCAGTGCTTCTCGAACACTGCAGTAATAGAAATTCATTGAGACTTTAGGAAGCGTCGAGTCCAAATAACCAACACGCCACTCTCCTAGCGTATAGTCAATGATTCGTTGGATAGTTTTTTGAAAGAACTCATTCGCAGGTCGAATATCATTGATGATGTAACCTTCAAGCTCATCAGGTCCGAAATTAACCCCAGTAAAGATTAATAGTGAACCTGGATCAGCAATCCCTGCTATTTTGTACATAGAAAAAGACGACTCGCTTTCGCGAACCGCCATATAAACTGCATCTTTAATTTCTTCATCAAACTCGGTGCTGACCGACAATTTATCATTGATCAATTCTTCTTTGTTTGGTGTGATTTCCATCTCTTGAATATTCGAGAATAAATTTTCTTCACCTACTACTTTGATGAGTTTTTGATTGTCATAAAAAAAAAAGACATCTTTATCGAAACTTTCCACTAAAACCACACTCCTCGATACTTAATCAAAGGAGTACCGTTGTCACTTTTGATAACTTCTCCTGTTCGTACAGTGAAACTTTTGAATGGGCTAGTCAGATCAAGGACTCTTGTTTTGTTCTCTCCGTTGATCAGTATTTTCCCCTCGCGGATTAACATTTCGACACGATCGCCTTTTTTAAGAGCCGCATTTGAAATGCTAATTATTTGTCGACCGTTCGTCACTTTGACGCTGTTGTCTTTTGATGCAGTAAAGCTTATTGAATCTGGAATAGAGTCGTAAGGAATATACTCGAATATTTCTCCGTTTGTTTCAAATTGTCTTGAATACTTTCGCGGATCTGGACAAGTAATTGTGTAACTAGAAACTACGCTGTCAGTATTCCCTGGAACTTTTTCTGCAGCAGAGTAGCGGCCATAATAAAAAGTGTCGAGTTCATCATTAAAATGAATCTCGACATCTTCTTGTTTGTATAAAACTCGCATCAGCTTTTTGAAGCTTCGCTGAAACTCAACTGGATTAGACTCTGTTAGTTTGTAGTGTATTATCAATGAGCGTTCAGGTAATCGCTGTGCTGATATATGAACCCCTACATTCTTCTTCTCGGATTCCAAATCAAGTGACAGCATTTCGCGACCTTCCACGAATAGTGTCTGGTATCCGGGAATAATTTTTTCAATCATTGTACCGCCGTATATCATCGCAGAAGTCGGAATCCACGATTTGTAAGCGGGTCGTTTCGTTGTGTCTCTAAATTGATACATTGGATTTTCCCATTCTTCCACGCTTCATCCTCCTTCTAAAATAATAAGTTGAGATCTGCTACATCTCCTTGTTCGTCTGAAATATCCTGAACAAACGCACTAAAC